AAAGGAAATTGGTGTTAAAACCAAAGACCTCCACCTCTAGGAAACTAACCTAAAGGACCCTTGCTCTATAATGAGCTATCACGAAGTACGTTAGCTTCGTGAACCAGCCGAGGCTCTCTACACTGCAATCCAACGCAGTTTTAGAGATGACCCACGGTTCGCGACTGTTCCGGGATCCCATTCAAGAATATCAGAATGGGTTTCCATACGTTCCCTCTCAACGAGGTTGCGTATCAGTCGGTCATATCCGTCAAGAGTCGTTGCTTTCAGATTGGGCTTACTTGCCCAGCCTTTTAGCTCTAGGACCTGAAGGTCGCTATTCCAGCGAGTCTTCAAGGGTTCAAGCATACAGCGCTCAGGATGGTTATGAGACAGATAAGGTTTGACCTCCACTGTAAACGGTAAAGAAGTCTTGAGCCGGGATTCAACCCAGTCTAAGACAACTCGTGCCGTTTGGTAGAGTCCATTGTCGACAAGCTGACGGCTAGTTGCCACCAGCGAGACGACGTCCTCATCTGTAAGCGTTTCTCGGGACCAGACGTCCTGCCGAAAGTACACCGGTCTAACTGGTGTACCCTGGTAGTAGTCTCCACCGCAGGATTCTCTGAAATAAGAATCAGAGAAGCTCTTGTCTACGTTAGGCAAGAATCCGAGAGTGGTTAGGTCTTTTAGAACGCCCTGAAAGTATCTGGATTCGACTATTATGTCGTCACCATATACTGTCAACGTACGGCAGACGCTTCTTACATTCCGGTTTGTAGCCGGTTTGTTGGATTGCTTTAGTACGCTAGCTGCAACTGCAGCCAGGAATACTAGGCTCTCCATTGGGAAGCACACGGCACTGCCCATTGTAGCTAATTTCCGGAGACGGTGTGAACCGAAACCGGGAATGTCGATACAATCGGTACGACTTGCAAGAATACTTTCGCATAGTCGCGATCCTGGCGGAAAGATTGCCGCCATATGATCAAGTGTTACCGTGTCAGACGCTTTCGACAGATCTATCGTCGAAAGCGCGCGGTCTATGGATCCGCTGCGTGCTCGCATTTTGGACCTGGACTGATCCTCGATATCTACTGAGGTTCTAATCCAGGAGTTCCGAATACTGCAAGAAATTGCATCCATAAGGCCTTGTTGCCAGAATTGATTGGCGCAAGGCTCCGAGGCGATTAACCTCGGGGTTGCAGCAGTTTTCGGAACTGCGAGTAAACGCGACGGAGAATGCCCCCGATTAAGGGCATTATCTGGGCTATATTCTTCATGCTCAAAGGCAGTCCGGTAAAACGCCGAACTAACCAGATGAGTAGGAAAGAAATCGTCAAGGCGCCGAGACTCGTGAGAGACAATATGTCTCCACTTATCATCGACGTCAAGGCGTTCTGCCACAGATCCAGGTCCGTGCTTAGGTCGGATTTCGCTGAAGCTACCGTCTGGTAGATTATCTTCAACGGTTCGACCGATGGCTCTTCCTGCTTGGAAGAACATCCGGCCAATAGGGTCAGTGAGAGAAGTCCACCGGAGATCCACAGTAAAATCGTGGTCCCGCGTGGTCCCAGAATATCCGAAAGTGGATATACTGGTACTCCACAGACTTTCTTGGTCGATCGCATTGTCATCCTCCTTAAAGGTTCGAAACGCCTTACGGCATTTCTTATCGGTGGGGAGGACCTTAGCTTTGTTTGCAAACAGGAGTAATTGCCTGATTGCATATACAAAGTAGGGATTGACGTGCGGATGCACGGCCCCCGTAATATCGCAGAAGACTTCTCCGAACCACCCATGCATAAAGCATGGGAGTACGGACCGCTTCCTGGTTTTCAACCCAGGAAACGGGAGGAAGGCACCTCCTTCAATACAAGCTAGTATATGCTTGTTGAGAAGAGGTAAGCCCATCGTGAAGAATGATGGGCCTTCTGCCTCGAGCCTCTGTGAGACAGCCTCAACGTCTCTACCCATATCTAAGATAAAGGTAGAGTGGCTGTCAGTCTTCCGCAAGAGTGGAAGGGCGCTCTCCGAAAGATCGCTAACTAGCGATCTGAAGAGAGTCAGTATTTCATGCGTCATTTTCGCTTCTCCTATTAGTTAGTAGGTGGAAGCAGCATGAAGATACCAAGGTAGCCTCCAGTCACCGTTCGAGGGTTTAATTACCCGAGATTGTGACCTGACACCAGCAAGTCAGCTTCTTCAAGCGAAGTAGCCTGAAGGAAACTGACGAGAGCCTCGGTGCATTTAAGACCCAAACTATTTGAGTCAACACCAGGCATATCAACAACGACGCTACACTGACCAGTATGGATGATTCCATCTGTGTCGGTGAAGACAGTCCGAAGTTGAACTGCTCGACGCATACGGCCACGTGCCGTCTTCGACGAGTTGTGTCGCAAGGTGAGAGTTTCGTCATCAGAAGTTCTGACAACGTAGCCCTTACCAATATCCGACTTTGTAAGGTCGGTAGCCACAGCATCATAAGTGATGCTAACGGTGGAGGCAGTTTTGGTACTCATAACTGAGTCCTTTCATATGTTATCGTCTCGCAACATGTGCATCTTTTGATGCCACTAACGAGGCGATAATTGCTTGTTGTGTTGAATTGAACGTAAGTACGTCAATCAACGAGAAGGGTGCGTCTATTGGGGGAATCCCACGCCATTTGATACTCTTTATGAGAGTACTTTCAGCAGATCCAGCTGGACTGCCTTTTGGCGCAGACATATTAGCCCCGTGAACGGTAGGCACGCGGAGAATCTTTTCAGCCTCGATTGTAATGGTAACCCACTCATCAATTAGAGTGAGATCCACTATTCTCGACTGGAATTCTTTCTCCACGAAGTCCCCTACATTACTGACCCAGTCAACCAACCATGTCCATGGAACGATGTTCCAGAACGTGTTGAAGTCCAATTGGACCCCCTTCAGAATGTTTCTTATTTCTGGAGGGATGTTGAGTGCGTCATCGTAAGGGAAATCCCACGTAACATACGTGTGATATACTGCCTTTGCTTTCCATGATGACGTCGTATGTACCGTTAAGTCCTTTTCGGGACCAATAGTACGATAAGCGACGCCGCCGGGAAAGTTATGCTCTTCATTTGTAAGAGTACCGTTTAAGTCGAAGAGAGTCCGTTTCCTCTTGATCGGTTTACCTGACAATCTTTGCATCTCTTTGAGTTGCTTATCGATTGCTAGGCTTATGCCGAAAAGGTTCTTGATGTCTCTAAATATGGGTTCCCAGCCAAACTTTGAAGAAAGAAAGGCTGAGGCACCTTGGGCGATTAAGTTATCGCCCGCGGACTTCAATAACCGCGGAAAATCCCTCAGTTCCATGATACTTAACATGGAATTTATCTGAGGGCGGTCTGGCCGGCTAGAGTTTCTAGCTGCCTGGACCCTTGCGTAGGCCCTGTCAATAAAGAACGACAGGTCAGTGGGACGAGGAGCACTGTTTAAAGTGAATCCTCCTCCACTATCTACGAAGGTCGCAGAAGGAACGGGAGCAACGTAGCTCGAAGCGTTGTTTTGTGTAGTGGGTGGCCGGAGAAATTCCGGGTTTGTCCACTCATTACCATATCTCAGAGGCGGTAGTTTCTTTCTTGTCGTATAAGTATACTTGAAGAAAGGACCTCCGACCCAACGACCCTGTGGGTCTTTGCCATATAGTGTGTCCAGAGTTTCCTCTGTTCTACTATATGTCGCTACAGTGGCGTGAAACGTACGAATACCATCAGCATAATTAGCTGCAAGACTAGCTTCTCCGCTAGTCGTGGTATAATTACGTCTACGCGTTTTGTAGACAGGATCCCAGGCGGTAAGATAGGGGTTTGGGGGCTTATACTTTATAAGCGCCATTGCTGGCGTTTTAAGTAGCGGCCCTTCATCACCTTTCCATCTTCGCAGGACATGTTGCGAGAAACCAGTGATTGTGTTATAATACAAATCATAGTCACTCGCCATCGCTTCGTCTCCTCTATAGTTGCACAAGCAATGCGGAATTGCAGAGCTCAAGTGACC